CCCCGCCGCGGCGAACACGTTCCCGCCCGGGGAGTTTATCCAGACCGTAACGTCGCCGTCCTCGGCTTCAAGGTCATCACGGAACATGGCGGGCGTCACCTCATCGCCCCAGAAGTTATCGCTGTCGATAGGGCCTTCCAGGCGGAGGACCCGGCCGCCGCTGTCATCGTGAATCCAGTTCCAAAACTTCTTCATTTCTTCCTCCTGTTATCTGGTGTGTTTTCCGCAGGCTTTACCGCCGCTTTCCCGGCATCCTCCAACTTCACGTACCCGCCGTTGAGGTAGTAGTCGTCGCCGCCTTTCTCAGCGGGGCTCAGGTCCATGTTCTCAAGACGGTGGATATCGTTCGGCGAAAGAAAGCCATTGCTGATGCCCGTGGCGTATCCCTGCATACGGGACTGGTAGTCACCCCGCAGGAGCCCGTCCACATTGAACTTCGGGAAGTAGGTATCCTGTTCTTCCTCCATCAGGAGATCTTTCACGATCGCCTGCTCAAACCGTACAAGCCAGGGCGTCAGGGTATGCACCACGAAGTCGATGCTCTGGTGCTCGATGTTCGAGAAGGTGGCGTGTTCCAGGTTCTGCACCATGTGCGGCGGCACCCGGAAGATCCGGCATATCTCATTGACGCCGAACTGCCTGGTGGATAGGAACTGGGAATCCTCCGGAGGGAGCGAAATGGCTTTGTACTGCATCCCTTCTTCCAGCACGGCAACCTTGTGCGCATTGTTGGGGCCGCCGTACACATCCGACCAGTTCTCCCGGATCTTCTCCGGATTTTTCAGCACGCCGGGATGCTCCAGCACACCGCTCGGCTGCGCCCCGTTCTTAAAGAAGGCGCTGCCGTATTTCTCGACCGCAAGCGTGGTGCCGAGGCTGTTCTTCATCATGGCGATAGGCGAAAAGCCCACAAGCCCGTTGAAGCCCAGCCCGGGGATATGGAATATCTCATCCCTGCGGAAATAGATGTCCTTGTTGTTTTCACCCGGCACCTCATCGGTATAGGCGTGGTAGATGTAATAGATCTGCCCCTTCTCGTCACGGTCGACCTCCACATTCTCTGGCAGGAGCGGGTACATCGACAGGATGGTGTTCTTGCCGTCCCGGATGACCTGTGCGTATGCGTTCCCGTAAAGGAGGAGGTGCGTCATCAGCGTCTCGCGGAAGGAAAAACTGGTCATGTCCGGGTTCGGCTGCCGGTACAGCAGCTTATACAGCGGATGATCCTTCGCGCGTTCTTTCCCTTTTTCGGAATCGTCCGTATAGCGGTAAAGGTGGAGCGGGAGCCCCGCCACCGTTTCCGCCAGGAGCCTGACGCAGGCATACACAGTTGCGATTTGCATCGCGCTCTTTTCATCCACACGCTCACCTGAGTCCGCCCGTCCGAAGGTAAACACCTGGCCGGAATCACGGACGCTGTCGGTGACTGCGGGAGCGTCCCGGGCGTTGCTTCCACGAAGCCCCAGCCATTCAAGCATCCCCATTGTTCATCACCCCCATAAAAAGAATGGCTCCCCGGACAGCCGGGAAGCCTGGTGTTTTTCACAGTTTTCCATGATACAAGTATAGCGCCATTCTCAAGGTAGATTTTATCCGAAACTGGACACTGCCGCAGCCAGGGTGACGGTCTTGACAGTCATCTAATAAAATCCCCTTTAGGGCTGTTTTATCAGGGAAAAGCCTCTATAGAAGAATCTATGCAGCGACCGTCAAGACCGTCACCTCAGAACACCATCAGGCCGCGCTCATCGTATACGCTGCTTGTATTTTCGTGACGGATACAGCGGTCAAGGGCCATGATTGCCGCAACGATGCCGTCAATCTTCTCCGGCGATTTCGCCTTCGTGCATTTGATGTTCCCGGCGGGATCGGTGTCTACCACCACGTTCCCGCTCATCCATTTCATGACCGGATTGCCGCCGTGGATGATCCTGCCTTCCATCAGCAGCTTGTAGAACTCCTTCGTCGGAGGGGACATATCCTTGTAGCCCTGGCCGAACGGCACCACGGTGAACCCCATGCCCTCAAGATCCTGCGTCATCTGTACCGCGCCCCATCGGTCAAAGGCGATCTCCAAGATGTGGTACTTCGTGCCGAGATCCTCGATGAATTTTTCGATGAAATCGTAGTGGATGACGTTTCCCTCGGTCGCATTGATGAAGCCCTGCTGATACCACACGTCATACGGGACGGATGCCCGGCGCACACGGATGGGGATGGTGTCCTTCGGAATCCAGAAGAACGGCAGCATGACATATTTCTCTGTCTCATCCCTTGGCGGGAACATAAGCACGAAAGCCGTGATGTCCCCCGTGGAGGACAGGTCAAGCCCTCCGTAGCAGTCCCGGCCTTCCAGCGCGGCCATGTCGATCGGTGTGTTTCCCAGGTCGTATATCTGCTCCGGGATAAACCTTGTCAGGCTGGACACCCACATGTTGAGGCGGAGCTGCTTGAACACGTTCTCCTCCGCGGGATTGTCCACGGCTTCCTTGAAGGCGTCACGCACACGCCCGATCTGGATGGTCTGCCCCAGGGAGGGATTCGCCTTGTACCAGTTCGCCTCGTCCGTCCAGTCCTCGTCATCGGCAAGGCCATAGACAACGGGATAGAAGCTGTGGTCAATCCTGCGCCCGTCCAGGATGTCCAGTGCCTTGGTATGCAGTTCATAGCAGATGCTTTCCTTGTCAGTCCCCGCCGTGGTGATCAGGAAGTACAGCGGCTGCTCCCGGGCGTCGCCGGAACCTTTTGTGAGGACGTCGTACAGCTTCCGGTTCGGCTGGGCGTGGACTTCGTCCAGGACAAGCCCGGATACGTTCAGCCCGTGCTTTGTGCCGACTTCCGCTGAAAGCACCTGGTAAAACCCGGCGTTGCTGTAGTTGACGATCCGCTTGGTCGCCGCCGCGATCTTGGAGCGTTTGTACAGCGCAGGTGCTTTTTCCACCATACGCTTTGCCACGTCAAAAACGATGGATGCCTGCTGCCTGTCAGCCGCTGCCCCATACACCTCTGCGGACGGCTCGTTGTCAGCATAGAGCAGATACAGCGCCACCGCCGCAGCCAGCTCCGATTTTCCGTTCTTCTTGCCTATCTCGATGTACGCGGTACGGAACTGCCTGTGGCCGTCCGCATCCACGATGCCGAAGATGTCCCGGACGATCTGCTCCTGCCACGGAAGGAGCCAGAACTGCTTTCCGTCCCACTTGCCTTTGGTATGTTTTAGGTTCTCTATAAACGTGACGGCCCGGTCCGCTTTCTTCCTGTCATAGTGGGAAGTCTCAAGCATAAACCGGGTCGGCGTATAGTTTTTCAGTTTTGGATAATCAGCGGGTCTCTTTTCCTTCGGCATCAGGCGTCACCTCCCAGAAGCGCCTCCAGCTCGTCATCGCTGTCAGCGCCGGAGATGTCCGCAATGATGCGGGACCGGGACGCGGGCGTCAGTCCGAACTGCTCGGCAAACTTCTGCATCATCTTCAGATAGGTCTGCGCGATGGACACCTGCGGCACCTGCTGCCAGTATCCGCTCGGCGTCTTCACAATGGTGCCGTGCTGCGTGATGAATTCCTCGGCTTCCTTCCATCGGGCGTAAGCCTGGCAGTAGCCGGCGAAAGCGGCCATATCCACCTCGGTCAGCACGCCCATCAGTTCCATCTTTTTGGCAAGCCTCCGCCATTCCTTTTTGCCTTCCGGCTCCAGCCACTTCGGGCAGGAGGGGGCCTTCCTTTCCGGCTTTGGCTCCCGGTCATTCAGTTTCCGCTTGCCCGGATTGCCTTCCAGTTCCTTGATTGCCGTCGGCGTTGGTTTCCTTCCTCTGGTCGCCATCTTCGTCTCCTCCTTCCTCTGTTTCTACAGGGCAGAGCCATGACGGGTCTGCCACGAAAGCATCATACGGAAGCTGTGTCCTGTCTATCAGAAACTTCTTAGCCATAGCTTCCTCCTCATGGGTAAAAAAATAAGACCCTGCGGTCTTTTCTGTGTACGAGAAACAGCCCCTTCCGGGCCGTTCCCGCCGATATTCTGATCGGTGTGTTTCTTACTTCTGCTGCATCGCCCAGGCCATCGCGTGGCCGTCATCCTCAAACTCGACTCCGCTGACCGCGCTCAGCCCGATGGCTCCTTCGCAGGAAAGGTCATCGTCGAGGTGTTCGTAAACCGCCCCGAAGTAGCAGGGTTTGTTCTTGCCGTTGTAGTAGTATCCGGCGAGGAGAACCTTGTCCCCAAAGTTCAGGACCTTGCTCCATCTGCATTCGAGGTCTTCCGGGGTGGTGGGGTTCGGCAGTCTGTAGGTTCTCATTCCTTCGTTGATCGTCATGGTCTTGTCCTCCGTTTTGCTTTGTTTTCCTTTTCGGTATGTGCATATTACCGTCAGTGGGGGACTATATCAAGTTAATTCCGCGCCATGATCTGCACAAATATCCGTGCCGCAAACTGTGTATTTCTTACTCGAACGGAAGGTCATCCAGTTCGGCTTCTTCCTCCGGGGTGAGTTCCCGCTGCCAGTCCTCCGGCGGCTCCGGTTCCCAGAACCGGCTCGGCAGGTCGTGCTTTTCGCCGTAACCCAGCTGTACCCTTATGCGTTCATCCGTTGTCATGCCATTGCCCTCCTCAAAATGCCTTTGCAATCCAGCGTCCGTGCTTACGGCTCTTGCTGAAAAGGTAGGTGGTTCCGTCGACCTCAAGGTAGCGGTCGTTGACGATGCATACCTTGTGGCCTTTGCTTTCCATGTGGCGGTAAGCCCTGTGTGCCAGTTCCTTTACGCTGATCCCGAATCCGTACCCTTCGATGTAGTTCTGAAGCTCTGTCATGTCCTTGCCCTCCGTTTTTTGCTTTGTTTTCCCTTTTGGTATGTGCATATTACCGTCAGGTGCGGAGTATAGCAAGTTATATCTGCTTCATAATCTGAACAAAGATACTCACATTATTTTGTGTACATTACGGCCGCTTTTTCGCCCCGGTGCTTTCCCTGTAAGCGCGTTCGAGGATGGCGGGATCGAAGCCGAACCGCAGGTATCCTTCCAGGCAGACCCTGTAATAATTCTCACTTGGCCTGCCGAGGGGCCGGCTCTCATCCATGATGTAGACGAAGGCTTCCACCTCGTCGATCACCAGCGGATTGGCAAGGCTCCGCAGCATCACCTTCATTGTCTCCTTCCGGTAGAAGCGCGGGTATCCTTCGTAAAGGTCAAGCGCCGCCTCATCCTCATCCGACACCTTCCAGACCAGCACCGGTACCGTCCGCTTCTTCATCCGCTCGATGGTCAGGTAGCTCCCGGTCTGGCTTCCCCTGAACAGGAGCCGGTATCCGGGAAGGTCGGTATAGCCGACGTAGACCGCCGACGGGCATCTGTGGAGCATCTGCGCCACTGACAGGTTGCTTCCGTAAGCAAGGTAGTATTTCATTTTCAGTACCGTCCTTTCATGATTTGAAGGGGATACCCTTCTACCACCGAAAGACCGCTCTGCGGCGGTTCTCGGTAGGAGGAGGCTGTCTCCTTCCTCAGTCGTGCGGATTCAATCCGCGTTCCCTTCAGGCGACGTGCCTCCAGGCGCTGTTGCCTTCGAAGTTCCGCATGAAGTAATCCCTTGCCGTTTTGAACTCGTCCCCGATGAATCCGAGGCGGAGCATCCAGCACCGGAAGGCATAGGCTTCGTTTTCGGTCTGCTGCTTTTTGGGGCTTGCCGTCCTGATCTGCTTGGCAAGCTGGCTCATAGCCATGCAAAGCTGAATCATGGCTTTCAGCTGTCCGGCATGCAGGCCGCCCTGCCGCTCCTCTGTCTTCTCATCGAAGTTGAAGCACCGGAACTCGATGGTGTGGTAGCGGTTGAAGTAGCTGTGCAGGTTCAGCATCCGGTACCGTGTGTGGCTGTAGTGCGCCGTTTCGGTCGGGCCGTTGTACCAGCACCTTGCGAGGGCTTCGTTGGTCTTGGGCTTGCGGGCGTTGATCCGCTGAAGGAAATCCGGGTCGACCGTCTGGCAGTACCGGCTCTGGCGGTAGCTTCCGATTTCGATTGCCTTGGTCAGCTGGTCTTCATGGCTTGCCATCAGGTTGACCAGGTTGCGGATGGTCTGCGGCGTGTGGCCGTCGCTTCCGATGTGGAT